ACCCTACTAAACCTCATAACTCCGACGAAGAAGAAGACGACGACGATGATGACGAATAAACTCTATTATTGGCTATACTGGGGCTGAAATTTGGGATTAAACAAAAAAAACCGCATTCCATATCTTTTTTTTCGTTTAATATAAAAAAACGAAAAAAAATAAAGTTAATAGTGTGCAAATAATTTAGCGAACCCCTTTCACAATCTTACCATTTCTCATTATACCTTCTATTGTTAAGTCTTTACTTAATATTACATTTTCACTAGTCTTATAATATGTTATTCCATCAACAGTTACTTCCTCTACTTCTACACATATTTCTTCTTCTTTTTCCACTTCCTCGCTCATAACTGTATTCTTACGGGGTCTTCCACGACCTCGCGTTGGTTTGATTTCTAGATTTGGCTTATTTTCTTCAACCCTAATTTTATTTTCTTCAACTTTGGTTTCTACAACTTCACTAATAATATTTTTTTTAGTAGTGCTAGTTTTTTTTACTTCAGGTTTATTCATAATAAGCACGGCTTTTTCTAATAATAATCTTTGATTAATTCTTATATTATTATTTTGCAAAATAGTTGTAATAGCATTGTTAGAAATATTAAAATGTTCAGATAATAATTCTACCATTTCAGTTAAAAGCATTTAATACAAGAAAAAAAAAAAGAATATTTATTATATCAATTTTTTTTATTCTTTGTAAATCATTTTTTATTATAATTATAATTTTAATTACTATTATATGTATTTACAAATTTATATACTCCGTTTTCCAGCCCATATTTGGCTATAATGCTTGGGCTTTGGCTATTACATAATATATCTTCTGTTTTATATACATTATTGTTTTTATCAATATAATACGAAATTCCGTTTATTTCTTGGATCCATATTTCTACCTTTTTTAAAATGTTTTCCTCTTTTTCGCAATCGTTTAGCTCACCGTGAGGCCTATTTTTATCGTGGGTTCCGCAATAATTTGATACTGCCTTCTTTTTACGAGTGCACTGCTCTCCACAAGACTTTTTAGCAATACAACGATTGTAAAAAGGCACAACCGACTTACTCCGCTTTCGCTTTACGAAGTCTTGCTTATTGATTTCTAATGTTTCAAAATCATAAATGAACTTTAATAAGTCGCTTTTTTCTTTAAAACATATGTTTTCATTTGTTTCAACATAAGATTTGATATTTTTCTTTAAATTGTCAATATAATCAGTTACTTTACAGTTAATTCGCTTTTCCATTGATAAAATATATTGTTATTAGTAATAACATTTTATATTATTTCAATTTTATAATTAATAATATTAACTTAAAAAATTGACAAATTTTTATAACTTCTTTAAGCTGTTATAAAAATATATATGGCTAATTTCAGTTATGAGCAACAAATATGCTTTGACAAATATATAAAGGGAGAGAATTTGTTTATAACAGGACCAGGAGGCACAGGCAAATCATTTTTAATTAAACAAATTGTAAGTGATGCCGAAGAGAAAAAGAAGATCATAAAAGTGTGCGCACTAACAGGTTGTGCTGCTATTTTGCTTCAATGTAAAGCAACAACACTGCATATGTTTTCAGGTATTGGACTAGCAAATAAAAAGAATTCGGAAATTGTTGAAGAACTTTTCACCAAAAAAAGGCATAAATTGAAAAATTGGAGAGGTTTAGAAATCCTTATTATTGATGAAGTTAGTATGATGTCATTAAAAATATTATTATTATTAGACCTTATAGCTAGGAAATTTTATAAGAAAAATGTGCCATTTGGCGGTCTGCAAGTCATTTTTACGGGAGATTTTTATCAACTCTCTCCAGTATTCACTAATTGTGGTGAAAAAGAAAAGGAAGATTCTATGTATTGTTTTGAGCACGACCTATGGAACCAACTATTTACTAAAGAAAATCAAATTGTGCTAAAAACCATATTCAGGCAAAACGATGAAACACTATTAAAGGTCTTAAAATATATTAGAAAAGGCCAAATAACTCCTTCTACAAAAGCAACATTGGCTGGTCGTATTTTTGACCACAAAGACTTAGATTTAATTAAAAAAGAAAAAGTCCTCACTATTCTCTCACCTATTAAGAGAGATGTTGAGCATATTAATTCTAAAGAATATTTAAAGTTAGACAGCACTGCTCAAGAAGTCGTTTATGAACTTGCTTATGTTGATCTAACTGCTAAGAGTAACGACTGCAAAAACAATGACTGTAAGAGTAATGACTGTAAAAGTGATATTTTTAGCGACAATATGCTAGCATTATTATTGAAAAGTAATGATCATTTAAAACGCGATTATGACTTTTTAGCTGCTAATATAATAGCAGAAAAAACGTTGAAACTTAAAATAGGGACACACGTTATGTGTGTTGTAAACCTAACTTTATGCGGAGAGCTACAAATTGCTAACGGAAGCCAGGGAATAATTGTGGGGTTTAACGAGAAAAATCTTCCATATGTGCAATTTAATAACATTAAAGAGCCGATTTTAATAGATTACTATATTTGGAAGTCCGAAACTAATAAAAGCGTTGGACTAAGTCAAATACCGCTTATTTATTCGTGGGCTATTACTATTCATAAGGCGCAAGGACTAACACTTGAAAATGCTATTATAGATATTGGTAGCAATATATTCGCCTACGGCCAAACATATGTTGCGTTGTCGCGATTAAAATCTCTCGACGGGCTATATTTAACAAGCTTTGATTATTCAAAAATTAGGTGCAATCCGCTAGTAAAAGAATTTTATGGGGATAGTTAAATGTTATGCTATGTTATGTTATCTAATTATTAACAAATGTTATAATATGCTATTATTAATTAAAGATAATTTTTTTTATTTCAATATATAGCATTATGATTTATATTGAAATAATGGGAGGACTTGGAAATCAATTATTTCAAATTTTTTGCGGTATTGCGTATTCGCTTGAACATAGAGTTCCGTTTAAAATAAACATAAGCAAGTTCGATTTAGTGTCTCCGCTTGACAATATTAGTAGTCGACCTACATATTGGGCGAATTTTCTTAGCAATCTCTCTAGGTTTACATACAAAGACCAATTACAAATTCGCTATAATCATTTTGAAGCCACATATTTTAAATTTGAGAAAATTCCTTATATAAACCAGGACTTTAAATTGCGTGGTTATTATCAAAGTTATAAATATTTTGACGGTCATTATGCCAATATATGTAAAATGATTAATTTAGATAATCAAAAAGCGGGCATTGCTGAAAAACATAAGTACTTGCTTAGTGGTCTAGCAAAAAAACCAATAAGTCTTCACTTTAGAATAGGCGATTATGTTAAAAATCTAGCAATGCATCCACTATTGAGCACTAGTTACTATATAAATTGTATTAAGTATTTAAAATCTTTGGTTCCAGACCTTGAAGAACACTATTATTTGCTAATATTTGGAGAGCTTTGCGATAATGAAAAAATCTCTCAAACTATTGAAAGCATAAAGGAGGTTTATAATATTAGCATTGTGTTAATTGATTATAATGTTCCAGATTATGAACAACTCTTATTAATGTCGTTATCCAGTCACAACATAATAGCAAATAGCACATTTAGCTGGTGGGGCGCATATTTTAATAATAATTATAATAAAATAGTATGTTATCCGAATATATGGAATGGGTCATCTAATAATGTAAAAGACCTATTTCCAGAAAGTTGGATCAAAATCTCTTCTTAACTGTTTTTTATATATAAAAACTTTTTAATATATAAAAAAATTTTATTATAATATTTTAATATTTTAAATATTTTAAATGGAAATTATTCTGGTTATGTTAAACAATTTACAAGAATATATACTTGATAATATACAACATTTAAAAAAACATAATAATAATAATATAACAGTTATTACTGATAAAAAGTTTAATATTATATTTGAAAATATAGATATTAATTTAATAAATATAGAAGATCTTATACCTGACTATGTAAATATAGCTTCTAATATAAGCTCAACTTATAGAGGTGGATTTTGGCTATTGGCTTCATATAGATTTATAGCTATTTATGAATATATGAAACAATATAATATAGTAAATATTGTTCATATTGAAAACGATGTACTAATTTATACAAATGTAGATACAATTAATTTCCACAATACCAATAAACTATTATTAACAATGGACTCCAAAAATAGATGTATTCCTGGACTAATGTTTATTCCATCCAATGAAATATTAAAAAAATGTTTAGATATATTTAATCCAGATTTAAACGATATGCAGAACTTTTCAAATTGCTATTATAATTTAAGTGAAAATATTGATACACTGCCAATATTTATAGAAAATAACATAACTGCTATTACAAAAATGATAACAAAAAATTTCAAGTACTATAATTGTATATTTGATGCGGCAGCATTAGGACAATATTTAGGCGGTGTTGATCCAAGAAATATTCCAGGTGACACAAGAGGCTTTGTAAATGAAACTTGTGTAATAGATTATTCAAATTATGGAATTATTTGGAAAAATGAAAATGACAAAAAAATTCCATATATAGTTATTAATGCTATTGAATATCCTATAATAAATTTACATATACATTGTAAAGGCTTAAAACAATTTATTTAAACGATTTAAAGATATATAATAATATTAGTAATATTACTACTAATATTATTAATGGACTTGAATATATATCAAAAAAAAGTCTTATCCCAGTGGGGTCAAGATGGTGTTCTAGAAGCTATTTTTGATAAAATTGGTACTACAAATAAATATTTTGTAGAATTTGGAAGTTCAGGTAATGATAGTGGAATGGGAAATACTGCGTACTTAAGAAGAAAGGGTTTTGATGGATTATTAATGGACGGAACAGAAAAACCATATGGCAATAATGTGTCAGATAGACAATATAAGGTAGAAATTGAATTTATATCTGCTTCAAATATAAATAATTTATTTAAAAAATATAATGTTCCACCAGAATTTGATTTATTATCTATAGATATTGATGGACAAGATTTTCACGTATGGAATGCTCTAAAAGGTTATAGTCCGCGCGTAGTTTCAATTGAGATGAATTATCATATAGTGCCAGGTAAAGATTTGGTATTACAATATGATGATAACTTTAGGTGGCGCGAAAATGAACGTAGTGGAGCAAGTATAACTGCTTTAAAACATTTAGGAAATAAAAAAGGATATTCACTAGTCGCGACTTGTATGTCTGATGCAATTTTTGTTAGAAATGATTTAATTTATGATAATAATAATAATAAATCCCCTATATTTTTAAATATGAATGACGAATTTGAATTAGTAAAATTAAATACAGATATTTTTGTTGAAAACAAAAAATATAATATGCGTGATAACCATTTTGATAATATGCCTGAATTTTATCCCTCACATAAATATTTATAAATTTAAAACAATATATTTAAATATTATTTTAACTAATATTTTAACTAATATTTGAATAATAGTTAAAATAATTTTTATAATTAGTATTATATGGAAGATTATGACTTAATTATACTTATTTTTGCTTGTTATACTATAACAAAATATAAGGAACAAATCAATATTTTAAATGAAACATGGGTTAAAAAATGTAGCGAATATAAAAATATAAAAGTACTATATTTCTTAGGAGAACAAAAAATAGATCAGTTTATTGACACACAAACTATTAAATATATAAATTTAATAGGTATAAAAGATGATTATTTTTCTGCATCATATAAACAATTTTTAGGACTAAAATATGTTAAGGAAAATTATAATACAAAATTTATAATTTGTCTTGGTTCAGATACATATTTAAATATACCAAAATTGTTATTATATATTAAGAACTTTGACCATAATGATAATTTATATATTGGAGGTCATGGATGTGTAAGAGAAATATGTTCAAAGAAATATTATTTTCACTCGGGAGGACCAGGTTTTATTATTACGTATGGATGTTTATTAAAATTATATAGCATACTTCCCGAATTACCTGATGATTGGTCAAAATTATGTATTACAAATAATATTGAACTTTTAACTACAGCATGCGATGTAGCAATCAGTTATTACTTACAACAACCAAACATTGATTCAAAAATAATTAAAACAAATGACTTATCATTTTTACACTGTAATTATCAAGGTTATCCATGTCATATAAATCAAGTAGAAATGTCAAACATTATTTCATGTCATTTAATGAGCCCAACAGATTTTATTAATTTTACAAATATTTTAAATAACAATAACTTCTTTATATAAATATTGAATAACTTATACTTTTTTAACAACTTATACTTTTTTAACTATTTTGTCTGGATAATTTTTAAGATATTAAAAATGCATTATAAAAATTTTCAAAATCTAATAAATGATAATTACTCCAATTAGCATTATTGTAAAATAATTGTAAATTATTTTCATCTATATTATTCCAATCGTCCAATAATAATATAGGAAATAGGTTACTATAATATATGGTTACATAATTTTTTAAACAAATAGGAATTACTTTTAAATATAAACACTCCCAAAAACGATGTGTGTCTATACCGTTTCCTTCTGGACAAATAGCATACTTATATGAAGACAAAAGTTTTAGATAGTTCATATAATCTGTATTAGGTAAATTTGGTATATTTTTGGATTTAATTATATTATAGCATATATTTCTTTTAACACTATTAGTATTTATATTAAAATTAAAAAAAATATGTCCTGGTTTAGCTGTTAAATTATGCGTTTCTAATATGTGTTTCCAAATATTTAAGTTACCATGTTGCCACATACTATTTGCAATAGCAATTGGTAGTGGAATAATTCGTTCTTCTGCTTCTATTGTTATATTTTGAGAACAAATTTTTTTTATATTTGGCAATGTTAATAATTTTTTATGTTCGTTTTTAAAACACCCATCTGAGTTATGAAAAATAATATTGTAAGGTGTACTAATATTGGACAAAATCAACATCAGATTATGAAAATTTTTGATACATTTATTGTTATCATAACTCGCTTTTTCTCCATCAATTATATGAGTATAACAAAAAATATTATTTATTTTCATTGTTTTTATATTTTCAATATCATAATTATCAATATTTATAAACTTTTGTGATTGTCTTCTAATTATTGGATTAAAATTAAAATCATCGAGCGAACCAATATAATAATCACATAACATTTGGAATTTTTCACCAGATATTATGTTCATTTTATTAATATAAATAATACGTATTATTATTTATATTAAATTATTATTTAATAATATAATAATATAATAATATAATAATATAATAATATAATAATATAATAAAATGGCTTTGAGAGCTAATATTGAAAAATCCCTAATACTAAGTGATAAATATCAATCTAAAATCACAGAAGAAATATTACGTATGGACGGAATGACCGGAATAAAAACGCGACATTTTTATAATAATATATGTTCTATGGAAGACTCCAGATATTTAGAAATAGGAACTTATAAAGGTTCTTCTATATGTTCTGCAATGTGTGGCAATACTATGACTTGCATAGCAATAGATAATTGGAGCGAGTTTAATGGACCAAAAGAGGAGTTTATGGTTAATTTTAATAAGTTTAAAGGCAATAATAATGCTTCTTTTATTGAACAAGACTGTTGGACTGTTGACGTTTCTAAACTTGGCAAATTTAATATTTATATGTATGATGGCAACCATACAGAAAGCTCTCATTTTAAAGCACTAAATTATTATTTGCCATGTTTCGACGATGAATTCATCTATATAATAGATGACTGGAATTGGATTGATGTTAGAAATGGAACTAATAAATCAATAGCAGAAAATAATTGCGAAATATTATATCAAAAAGAAATTTTTACCAATAACGAAGGTCCTCCTGAATGGGGACCAGGTACAGGTATGAGATTTGGTAAAGATGGCGATTGGCACAATGGTATTTGTATTTTTATATTAAAAAAATAATATTATTTATAGCGGAACTACTTTTTGTGCAAGTATCCAACACCCGCAAGGATTAGCTTCTTCATTATGTGAACCACATTTAAAAATATCAGGAAAATCGTGTACTTTGCCATATGCGTTATGTATATAATTTATGTTACCCCAGTAGCCTATTTCTTTTATTTCAAATCCTGCTGAACTAAATAACATTGCCAAACCCATAGGCGTCCAATTTGCAAAATGAAAAGGTGTGTCGTGTGGTATTACAACAGTAGGGACAGATGTAAACACATAACCATTGTCATTTAAATTATTATAGATATTTTTTACAGCTAATAACGGGTTATATAAATGCTCAATTGTTTGATTAAATAAAAAAAAATCGCACTTCTCTTTATTAGCTAATTTATGTAAATCGTTTTCAGTATTGGTTTCGTATAAATATGAATATACATTTATTTTCTCAGCATTTATAAATTCTAGTTCTGGATCACCGTC